GATTGTATAAAGTTTATCAGTTTGCTCTTTAGACCAAGCTTTGTAATAATAAACGGTGAGATCTGGAGAATCACTAAGATATTCCATAATCGCTTTACGTCCTTCTTCGTTATTTTCCATAGCAACACCATTTACTTGAACCGAAGAAGTAGATAAGAATTTACACTCATCGTAATTCCAATATCCTCCTTTTAGCGTAACTTTCAAAGAGAAGTCTTTACCTTCGAAGAGATCGAATACATTACATGGTTCTGCACCACTCAATTCGATATCTTCAACGGATGGAGATGTTTGAGCATCAATAAACTTCTTGAGAGTTTTTGGATAACGGAAAACTTGAAGAGTTCCTTCGAGTTCTGGTCGTTGTGGATCTTTAACGATTTGTACAACAGAAAAGTAATATTCCTTTCTGCGAATTTTTTCTGCTTGTTTTTGATCGAATGCAGAATCCGATTTTGCGAGTTTCCAATAAGTATCAGCGATAATAGACTTTTCGCCAACAGTAGATGGACAATCAAAGTAACCCGCATTACCTTGAGAATCTTCCAACCAATAAGAGAATTTCTTAACGATTGAATTTTTAGGATCTTTTGGATTAGGCAAAAACCTAATTACAGATCGATAAACATTATCCTTACCTTCGGTAGGATTTGCTTTGTAAATACCAGGACCACGCTCGGTGTCTGGTTGGTTGTTCTGAAAATCTTCCAGAGACAAGTTGAATAAATCAAATTCACTCATAACACTTAATTAATTTTTGTATAACACTTTATTTTCTAGACTTCCTCACCATGAGGAGCCGTTATTAATTATATACGGTTATGTATGAAAAGTTTCAAGTAAAAAAAATTTAACAAAAAGTAGCAATATTGAAACTGACTATCCGAGAGATCATATAATAATTATCAGTAATTTCTGGTACTCTAATATAGTAAGATCAGCATAGTCCATTATAGTCCTTTAGTCGGTTGTTCTGGTTGCAGCGACAGGATCAAGCATCAGAGTTGCCACCCTCTTTCAAGTAGCAAAGAATTGCAAAAGCATCAACCAAATCGTCGACCGGTTTAGGAATCTTTTCTCCGTAATTCGTATCCAAGATATATTTATGAAAAGGATCTGATGTTAGAAGTTCGTTATCCGAATTTTTGAAAGTCTCAACCATCATTTCTTTCTTAGCATTACCATTACCGGTAAAGAATTTCTTAATAGTCTTTGGAGGATAAACTAGAATATCTGATTTAGCTATCCGCAAAATTTTCGACTTCAAAAATGTATTGTAAGTAATCAGATCAATAAAAGCATTTCCTTTAGATCCATAACTAAAGCCTTCAAACGCAAAGACTGAATCTTCTTCTACGTACGGCGCTATCGCGTTTATTATATTGTATGAAAGATAGTTAGCATTATTAACTTTCCATGCTTGTTCTTGAGTATAATCTAAATCTTTAGGTTTTTCTCTCGAATATCCTTTAACATTCAAGCCTAATCCATCTAAATCATTATGAACTGAAAATGCCTTTTTTGAAAGATCTAAATTTGAAGTAAAACTAAACCAATGTAGCCGGCCTCGATGTAATGCGCATATAGCGGTTGAATTGATAGAGAAATCTATCGCGAATAAACTCATAAATTATGATATTAAAGACTCTTGCCGATTTGTGCACCTAATGCAGCCGCAACAAGTCTTGAAGTTAATAGATCGTATAAAACACCCTTTTGGATACCGAGAACTTTAGCGATTGTTTTTCCAACAGTCTTTCCTAAAGCAGCTCCAGTCAAACCACCAATAATAGATCCGAATAAACCTTCGTTTGTTAGCTCAAATTCTAGATCATTAATATCTTTACCTTCAGCCAAGAAAATAGCAACTGCATCATCAATCATAGCTTCTTCTGCTTCAGTCAATTGATAATCAACACTTTCTTCTAAAATCTTTGCTAGATTTTCAGGTTTTTGGGTATCTAAGTATTCTTTAAATGTTTCCATTTTACATGTATTTTAATTATATATCATCGAAAAGATGCCGTGCTTCCAACTTGAAACTTATCCTTATTAATCTGAGTTTGTGGTAACAGTTGTAAATCCAAGGTGTTATACTGGAATGTAGCATCAAAGGTCTTAAATTCTTGTGATAAATCTGAATATGATAATTGGTATTCAGTTAATCCAGTAAACAAACAATCGATAAACAAGGCGGTAAACATCACGTTACCTTCAGCATCTAATATTCTGATAGGTATATTATCAGTGAATCTTGCCTTAGTAGTCGGATCATAGTAATATAAAAGTGTATCTAATAATATCCAATAATTTACATGCCCATCAACTAATTGAAATGTAACTGTAAATTCTTTTGTGAAAATTTCTTGATAGTTTTGTGATGACCTCCAACGACGAGTTCTACCAGCATCTGTTGTTGATGTTCCTAACGAATTAGGACTATCCTCTCTTTGAGCTAATCTATTCTTAGTTTCTGGCTTCACTTGCTCAACCGGAGTATAATTCATAGTAGGTATAGAAACCGTCTGAATTGTGTAATTAACTAAATCTGTTACATCATTAATCATTGTTGGCATTCTAAACACATACTGAGAATACTTATCCTTGATTGCCTTTGGAATAAAGGTTCTAGGAAACTCAACTTTAAATAAATCCGATCTTGCGTTTAGAAACATTTGTGACGTTTATTATTTAATATCTCCATCGATCATCTTGCTGTTCACGTTCAAAACGTTCTCTATCATCAATATCATATCTAGGATATGGAGATTTTGTAGTAGGTGTATACGGAGACGATGGTATTTGTTTAATATTAGCTGCAGTCTTAACAGGATTGAATATAAAGACTGGTGTACTTGGATCAACTCCTTCAATTTCGGTTGCCGGTGGCTCTTGGTCTGGAGGAGTAGCTGCCAACGCTTCTAATTCAGCTATTTGTCTTCTTAGTTCTTCTTTTTCTTGTTCATCTCTTTCATCATCTTCAATTAAGAAATTGTTCTCCTCGATTTGTTTCTTTAGAGCCGCTTGTAAATCCTGAATTAAAGTGTTTTGCTGTTTATTTGCTTCTTTTAATCTCGAGATTTCAATTAGAGATCCATCATATAATCCTTTTAAAGAATTGTAAGCTTTATTCAATTCATCTAATTGTTCTTGTAAATTTTTAATTTTTCTATCAGCTATTGAGCTAATAGTACCTTCGATTCGTGTGAAAGATCCTGTATATAATTGAGACTCCGCTTCACCATTATCTGATGTTATCGAAAACGTTGTATCGCTAAATTTAGATATTTCTCTAGAATCTTTGGCCGGAATCTTAAATAATACTTCACCGCTTGAGGCTGATATTGAAGGATCATCATAAGCTTTAAACTTCTTAACTTCACCTGAATCAGTAAAGAAATTGAGGTAAATAGTACCAACGCCATTTAAGTCTAGGAATTTAACTACCTTTTGAGGATCTCCTTGATAAATTACAAACTTAAGGAATGTGTCAGCTGCAGTCAAGCTAATTTTACCTAACCCTTGAGCAAATATAGTTTCAGTCTTGCTATTACCTACAGTCTTGAAAGTAACCTTGTTAGTATTAGGATCTCTTTGTAAATACGCATTCTGAGAAGTAATTAAAACTTGATTATTATCAACAAATGATGTAACAAATTTCGCATATGATTGTTCGCTGTTAACGATATCAGAATTTAATCCGTTATACATATTAACCTTTTTGTCATAAATTTTATTATAGACTTTAGGTTGTATTGGATTATCACCTAACGAAATCTTCTGTAAATTTTTACCGTACTTAGCTGCATTGTTAAATTGCGCAGAAGCAGTCTTCCATATTGAAGTATTATCATTTCTGTTAAACAATCTAATTGTGTAATCTAAACGATAGGCTTGTGCAGCTTGATTTTGTATAATTGGACGATATAAAACTGGATCTTCATAATTACTATCTTGAACAAATTCTAAATTGCTAGTATTAATCCATGTTGCAGTAGCACCACCCGTCCAAACATGCTCATAAACATTTAATTCGTGTAAAATGATATAATCGTTATCTGGAGCATTGTTCAATTGAGTAATAAAATTATCTATGATATTTCCATTATATGCAGCATATAATTCTATATAGTCACCTTGTGTTGAATTTTGAACAACCGCTGAAACATCATTAAATTGATCCAATACCGGTAAATCTAAAGATACCGTATTATAGACATTGTAATAAGTTTGTCCATTGATTGTAGAATCACTATCAATCCAACCGAAATCAATGTTTATTAATGAGTTATATTTAGGACCACTTCCGCCTGATAATTTTGATGATGGTAAGTCGCCAGTCGGTGAACCGGAATAACTAGCATTTCTAAATTCTTCAATTAAATTGTATAATGCAGGAACTAATATCTCGACATACGATGCATAGTACTTACCACCTAAAATAAAAGGTTCTGGATTGATTTGAGCATACGAATCGCCTTTGCGATATGCAAGGTTTAGATAATATACACTTTTGTTTGCTTGGTTTTCAAATCCAGTCCTAAAAAAGAATCCTTCCTTATTCTCATAATTAAATCCTTGAACTAGATGTAAACGAATAACATCATAGGCAACATTATGAGTTGTTGCGAAAGTGACAGGTAAATTCGTAGTATCTGTTAACTTAGGATCGTAATCATTTAAAGCCGTTATTTGATCTAGCTTAAGGTAACCGTATTTAGATGTGGTAGAATCTATTAAAACTCCCATTCGAGTTCTAACATTACCAGTCTCGTTCGTAGAATTATCGTTATTAAAAATAGAGATTGTATCATCATGGCCGTTATCCATCAGATACCAAGGAGCTTGTGTCGTAGTTAACTCGTTAGCAGTTGACCCTTGATCTCTATATCGGTATTCTAATAATACTTGATTAGATAATTGTACGTATTTCGAGTTACTAGCCATTACTTAAATATGTTGTTTAGATATTTATTCAAATTGAATGTTACAGAAATTCCTAATCCTATTTGAGGTCCAGCCGTAGCATTCAAAGGATCAACACCAACACCGAAATAAACAGAAGGCCCAAACACCCAATTGGGTTGAGTTTGCTTCATGAACCTTTCTTTATTTAATATTGCTCCATCGATCTCAGAAAAAGTAATTCCAGGATAATCAGTCTTTACATATATCTGATATGTATCATCCAATTCGGTTAATCCAGTTATTAACCTCATATTAGTGACATCTCTGGTTATCAAAGTTCCTTTATCTATAATATCAAATCCACCATTAAGCGTATCAATACGGAACTTAGAATTACCGTCTAGAAACCGAGAATTACCCTCTCCGAATTCTTTCGCAAAGGACCAAGAAAGTTCGTTAGTACCATCAGGGTATCGAATAACTTCGTTCTCTATGTATATCGTATCATTTTCAATCGACGATAATAAATTAGAAACATAAAGAACTTCACCTTCAAGTCTTTTTACTTCATCAGCTAATCCTGAATTGATTTCTTCTAATTCATCAATATCAGAAATATAAGAATTCTTTAAAGTTATTTCTTCGTTCCAGTTATTTTTAACCGTTCGAATCGAATCATTTAAAGCAATAATATTTTGAACACTTACCTGATTTTCAACTTTTAAGTTTTCAATTTTACTGCATTGCTTTAACAACAAAAAAGCCATTATGGCTATTGTTGCTATAAATATAGTATTAAGATTGATATTCCACTTTTTCATATCATTTGACTATTTCCATCTTTTCGAGATCTAAGGTAACATCACCATATTTTTCTTTCATCTCTAGTAGCAATGCCTTTTCTCTATCTCGAATTTCTCTAACCTTATCAATCGCTTCGCTTCTACGCTTTTCAAGATTAATTAATTCCTTTTCAATACTTTCCATTTCAGAATAAACCGATGAAAATTCTTGAATTATTGCTTTTATTTTTTGTTTATCTTTATTTGTCATTTATATTAAATTACAATATTATTAAGAGTTTGCTGCTGGATCACCTGTCGGTTCATCTGGTGTTGTATTCCATGATGAATGTTGTCTATTCCATTTAATCATTGCTTGTCCAGACAAAGAAAATCCATGCGAGGTATAAAATTCAGATCTTCGATTTAAGTGATTTAACGCATAATCCAAATCCCACCATTTTTCGATAGCTGCTCCTTTTACATTAGATTGCCAATTCTCGTCTAATAATACTGGCATGATTGGCATAATTCCACCAGCGGATTCAACTGTATAGTTATGCGGAGGCGTTCCGAATGCAAAATCTCCAGTGTAATATACTGCTTTGTAACTACTGTTATCCGGAACGAAAGCGACTTCAATATAACTATTTACAGGTGAAGCATCTCCAGAAGTAGCATATTGAGCCACAATTCTCCACATAAAATTAGCCGTTTGGTATCTACCGCTGTAATCACTTTTAGTCAAACCTGCCCACCGTATATCAGAGAATGCTTGACCACCATATGAATTTATTCTTTCATTAGGAGGAGACCAAGTAGGAGTAATCGTGTTAAGGAATGGTCTAACGGTATGAGCTGATGCACCATAGTTCCAAGACACATCTTCAAATCTTTTAGCACCATTCGAGAGTGGAGAAAAACCATTCCATGGACGATCATAACTTAAATTACCGAAAAGAGGCTTTGATTGCCCAACATACCAATCTGTGTGATATACTTGATTTTCCGCTTGAGGAGTGGCTGAGGGCTTTCCTATAGTCTTCGTGGGTATATCATATAATTGTGCTGTATTATCGTTTCCTTGCGAAACATCTTTACGTCTAGTATGATCCACGGCATCTAACAAAGAAGCGAGACCAGAATTTGAACTATCTAATTTAACTCTAATATATTTAATAACTGGCGATCCATTTGTTAATGTACTTTTGACTGCAGAATAATTACCAGAACCTGGTCCTACAATCAATCCGGTATAATTACCATCATCTGCTTGATTATCATAAGCGCTATTATGAGCAACTTCAACAATCATACCTATATCTATATTAAAATCTACTAAAGCTAAGCCTGCTCCAGTAGTAGGATTTGATACAT